CTGAACTCAAGATTCTTTCTCATATTCTTAATACCATTCTCAATGCTATCACTCACATACAATGCCAATGTGATATGACCAAATCCTGGAAGAGAAAGTTAGAGTGGTTAAGGTGATTAAAGAAGGTTTCGGTGGCTTCTTCTAGCAACCCATAGGTATTGTCTTTCTCTTCCTTGGGTATCTCGTCACCTGATTTAAGCCCCATCCACTGCTGCCATGAAGGCATAATGGAGCCCTGTATTCTGTTGGCAAACTGTTGGGCGCCTACAATAGCTGTGGAGTCATAGATCCTACGGTTCTTCTTTTGACCGGGGCTATAAATAGTAAATGTCTCACGGTTAGGTGCTCCATACTCCATAGCCTCCTGAAGCAGTGACCGCCATAGGTTCCAACGTTCCTCTGCGTTACCAATACGCTTAACCAGTTCGTCTTCAGAACCAAGGCCTTTGGGCATCCCCATACTATTCTCCTAACTTTTTCTTTAAGCCAGTTTCAGAGGTGGCAATAAGTAATGATCGACCACTACCGGGTTTGTTAGCCTTTCTTCCTGCTACGTCACTTTTAGCTAGAGCGGTTGCAGCTTCTTCCTGCTTAGTCTTCTTGGCTACTAATTCTGCCTGCTCATCTTGTTTAGACTCAGCTTTCTTAGCCCTTGAGTCCGCTTGTTTAGCCCCTATTGCTGCAATGGCAGCTGCTGCACTAGCACCCATGTTATTCTCCTATGTACTTTGAATATAACCGCTCTGAGTAATCCCAACCTAGCCATTCAAGCAGCCTATCGAAGGGGTTTGATACTTTCATGTGAATAGTGATGACTGACGCACCCATATCCTTAAAGAATGATTCGGCGTATTTGATAAGACCTACTGCGTTCTTACCCTTACGGTAATCAGGATGTAGGAATAGAACATCGTTAACAGCGAATAGGTCGTTCATGTAATGGAGGTTAGGCATAAGGAAAGAGGCGTAATAGCCAATAAGCTTACCCTCATCCCTAGCGGCTAAACAGATAAAGGTGTCGTCCTCATCCATTTTAAGATAGGTATCCCAATCGGTAGCAAGCTTCACCTTGTCTTTATACATGGCTATCTCTTCCCAGTGCTGGGAAAGCAAGCCTTCAATATCAGCCTTGATATCTGCCACACTCTCTCTACCGTAAGTAACCATCTATTTCCTCAAGTAGTTGTAAAGCTGTAATGGTGTTAATACCCATGGCTCCTTAATACCTAGAAAGCCTTTAACCACTTCTACGCAGTTAATAATACAAGGGTGTGCCCTGTCTTTCTTTAAATCGATTCGTGCTATTACTTTGATAGATACATCAGTAGGTTTAATCAATTCCCTGATTGTACTGTATAAATACACAGGCAACAAATATGCGTCTATGTGAGATCTCTTAGGGTCTATGACAAGCCATTGATCACCCTCTCTACGGATGATGTAGCAGTGTTGAAAGTAAGGGTCTAAGAAGCGGTGAACGAAGTGAGTATTATCTGCGTTGGTGAATATAACATGCCATGTAGTTACGTGATGTATTTTAACCAAATACGTCATACTCCATATTAGCGGTAACAGGCTTAGTGAACTTATTGCCCGGTTGCGTGAGTCTATCGCTCCATGCTTGGCCTAACTGCCTGAACGCATCAGCACCATTACTAGCCCAATCATGTACTGGTTGATCTTTGAATACATCTTTCTTCTCATCAAATTCACGATGGTAGCTAGCTAAAGCATTGATTCCCTTCTCGCATCGCTTCTCATCAAACCATACACGGGGGAATATACGTCTAGTTGCTTCAATACCATCAGCGATAGCGCCTATACGTGGTACTACTCTGAAGATAATACCCATTTCCCTTGCTGTGTCCTTACGGCTCTTACCGCTCATAAGCTCACGTACTTCAATATCATGAGGTGCAAAGTGCTCACCAAACTCTACATTGTGCTCACTGGCAAACTTCTTAAGGTAGTTAACATAGTGGGCCATACCTTCGTTGTTGTTCTCATAGTAATTAATGCAGCGTATCTCTTTACCTACAGCCTGTACGAACCATATGGTCATAGCGTCACTAATACCTAGATCCCAGAATGTGTGGACTTGTAGGTTAGGCTCAATAGGCACAAACCTTATGCGTTCATCCTTACGAGCTGCTGCAATCTCCTTGGCATAGTAAGCACCGGGGATAGCTACATCGAATGAACAATAGTACTCCTGTTGTATCATGTCCTCAGTCATACCTGCATCCCTATCATCTTGAATAGCTTCCTCTGTGATAACGGGGCTTCCATCTTCTCTGGTTGTATCATCCACGGTTAGTTTAGAGTAATGCCACTTAGGGTTATTCTTAGCCATCTCAGATAATGTGTAGCCATGGTTCTTACCACGAGCTGTATATATAAACAGTGCCCATCCACCATTCTCAGCTAAGATAGGACGTATAAAGTCCCATGCTCTGGGGTTGCATAGGCTCCACTCACTGAACACTACACCTAATGGGTTAGCACCTACCAATGAGTCAAAGTTATCACTACCGCATGCCTGCCATATTGAGCCTGACTTCATTTCTATCTGCATTTGCTGTGCTCTGGTGGCCTCTCGCAGCGCTTTAGGGAATGCCTGATCTATCATCCTACGGCCATGTCTAACGATACCATCCCATACCGCCTTACGTGCTTGGGTCTGAGTAGGTAGCATATGCCAATATACGCCTGTCTTCTCCTGACATTCAGCAGCGGTATAGTTTAATGCGGTTGAGTCTTTGCCAGCCCTACGGTGCCATACAGCTACAGCCCGCTTACCACCACCATCTAGGTAGTTGAAGACAGGCTTTTGATGAGGCATGCAGTCCCAGTCGTTAGGCATTAAAATTTCGATAAAGGGTAACCTTTAGGTATTGGGTTAGATGACATTTGCACTAATGGAATAACCTTGCCTCTGGCAATCTGTATTGAGAATCTTATCCATACTAGAGGGGCTACAGGTATTGAGTCTAAATGCTCGGCCATCGCCTTAATATCCTTTAATGGTAGATTACTCATTCCTTAGTCTCCAACTCATGCGATAAGCGGCTTAAAAACCCAACTGAACTACGTATATCTTTTGATGTCGGGCTATCGATTCCATATACTCTATCTATTCTTTGGGAAAGCTCCAGCACCCTATCCGCCTCAAGCCGAACCCTCTCGGTAATAGTTGGAGCTGAACTCCCGATCCAGTCGCTAATATTAGGCGTATCACTCATCCTTAGTTTCCTTATCTTTCTTGTCTAGTGCGGGTATAAATAAACGAGATGCCTCATTACAGCTGTGTTTATTAAAGCCTGATCCTAATGTGCCGGTCTTGTCGCAAGACGAGCATTTTACTACCATAGGTTTATCACTCATTCCTTAGTTTCCTCATAGGTCTTGCGTACTACTGTTAGGGTCTGATCTACATTACCTGTTAGCTCTGTTGCCTTTAGGTCTGGTAGTACCTTAGCTAGTCGTCTGAACTGTAGGTCGGCCTTTAGTTTAAGGGCTTGTATCTGTGGTCCGTCTAGGGTCTTCCACTCATCGCTTACTATCTTATCGATATTATCTAGTTGGCGTAGGTACTCTCTTCCCTTAAGTCCTTCCCTTAAAGCTTCCTTCCTAATTCTCTTATTCTTGTCTGCTACTGATTCACCCATTAAATCAATTCCTTATAGTTTGTAGGGGTATTCATTCTTCCCTCCATACACATTCGATATAGCCTCTCTTACCATCTGATTTTATCACTGTTAGCTTGTTCTTGTCATTACATGAGGTTTTTATAAGCTCTGCTAGGCTGTCGGCTAGGTGTTTACGGGCTGTGAGTATCATTAACCCTACTCTTTCTGGGGATATACAGGCATCCTCTTCTATGATGTTAGCCATAGTAGGGAGGGGGAGTAGTAGTATTAGTGTGATTAGTAGTTTCATAGCGTGTCCTTATGGGGCTATATGGGTTTGATATCCACTATTAGATGTATTCTGTCGGTGTCGCTATCGTTATGTACGCTATGTACCTGTTGATTGTCGATTAGGTACAAAAGGCCCTCTCTCATGTTCATAGTGGTGTCACCTACTGTAAACATACAGCCTTCAGGCGATATTAGTGGTAGGTGGTACCGGTTGTAATACTCTGGGTAGTCCCCTGTATCAGCATGGGGGGTTATTATGCCCCCGGCTTTAAGCTTAACTATCATGGCTCGGCCTAACTCAGCGCCTTGTATTTTCCTCATCAGCTCCAGTAACTTATAACGGAGGTAAGGCTGATCTCTAAGAATAGGCCTACTCACTGCTTTAAGGTCATTAAATACAGCATCCAGAGTTAAAGACTCCACCGTTCTTAGGTAGATGGTTTCAGTGTCCTTATGGTCTGAAGTAGGGAAGTCCTGACGCCAAGTCTCGATCTGGTAGTCAGCCTCTCCCATACAATCAAGGATATAATGGCAGGAGTGCATTTCACCTACACAAGTTATGCTCATCCTTGTTTAAACTTCGTCATATCGGGTTTGCCGGGAGTCCATTCTTTGTAACCGAACTCTTTTAATACACGGGGGCAACCGCCGCCTAGGTAGTGGGCCATCTTAGCTACACAGCGCTCTAACTTATCGACACGCTCCATAGCTGTTAGTGGTTTAACTTTAACCTCTACTTTAACTTCTGCTTTAGTGGGCTCTGACATATGATCGTTCTCTCTGTAGTTGTTGTTCTGAAATTCTTAGTTTCTCGTTAATGAAATAAACATCTGTTCTTTTTACTGCTTGGTCGATAATGAATTTTCTTATATCCATGAATGAGGACTGGCATACGCCTGCTTTAGCCCATATTCTGGCTAGTTCCTGTAGTGATTGAGCGCCTACTAGCGTGCTTTCATCGGCTAAATGGTCTATACACTCATCTATTAGATCATTAATCTCATCTATTAGATCATTAATCTCATCTTCAGTCATAATCTAGGCTCACTCTCTACGTTCTCACCTTCGTCATTCTTAAGCCATGGGTATAAGTGGACGAATGTATGGGGTTTAGTTATAGCCCACCATATTAATCTGAGGTGGTTGATTCTATTTGACTCATCCATTGGTGGCTTTTTGTTCATTATAAATATATTTGTAAACACCAGTAGCCCCATTAAAGCAGGGACTATCATAAAGGCTATTAGTAATAGAGCTAAGGTTAGCATTCTGTCTCCCTATAGTTCCATGCTAAGGCTGATTCGTTGGCTGTTGGTCTTGGTGGCCCCTCTGCCTCACAGTAATCGCATATTAACGCAAAATATGGATCGGTTTCGTATAGCTCGTTAACACGCCCTTCGCCAATCCTACAAAAAGGGCACGATTTTAACTTAAAAGGTGTCGGGGCTTTAAATGTCATTTCCTCACCTCTTTAGGTTTATACGAGGTTATCAGGATAGGTGGCGGCAATCTGCCACACAACTCTATTGCCTTATTCATATCACCGGCTATTAATGCTTTGCCTACTTCAGTATCTTTAAACTCTTCAGTGTTAGCGACCATAGTTCTTACCCTCTCAAGTACCATCCATAGTGTGTGCTGTTTATTCATCTACTGACATCCAATACATTGAACCTTCTTCCTCGACCCTAAATACTATCTCTTCGCAAATCAATTCTTTTTCATGATCGTTAGTGGCTACCTGCAGCCTGTTATCTAGCTGCTCATCGCTTAAGTACTGGAACGGGTCTAAGTATGTTACATCGGCCATAATTTACCCCTCTAATATCCATCCCATCCGTTAAACCAGTCATCGAAATACCTAAAAGGTGCAAATAATACTAAGTGTAATATCACAGTGATGCGGTTAAGTAGTGGGCTATTGGTGATCTTTAGCATGCTTTTGCTAAGAAGCATTAGAATTCCCATGAGGATGGCGGGAGCGACCCAAGGAAGGGATATCAGAGGCCAGTCAATATCTATATAGCCTTCATGTTTAAGTACTGCGAGGGCGACCATGGCGATAAGTATTAGCCTGAAGCCGTATTTTTCTATATTTTTATCAGTCATATTCTGCTCCTTTA